CTTATCTAATCATTGGTGCCTTCTGTTGTCTTGGCTCCGCCAACTTCCTTTTCAGGTTTCATCTTTACTACCTTTGCTTCTTTTGTTTCTTTCTTTTTTTCTGCTCTGGCTTCTCTTTTTGCTTGCACGCTCCCACTTACATGATCCATTGCATCTGCTGCAATTTCCCACCTATCTGTTCTTATGTTATGCGCTGCTGCTATCCCATCTTTTCTCTCTGTGAATATCTCAGGCGCTCCGTCTGTTATCGGTTCATTATTCCCTACTATTCGTTCTATTTTCCATTCTAGAGGTTCTCCCTCTAGCTTTTCCACACTTTTTAGTGTTGTGTTATTGTATTTTGCTTTTTTGTACATTTCTCTTCTTTTTATAGGTTAGGAATTACTTTTGCACTCATTTTTCTTCTTGCTTTAATATTGTTTCCAATCTGCACCCAGAAGTTCTGACTATCTATCGCTGTTTCTGCAAATATGTTATTATACTTACTTGGGTCGATATACGTTGTTATATCTTTTATCCCCGATGTATTTTGTTCATATCTTCTATTTAACGTCATAAACATCTCCTTATCTCTTATTGCAAAGTTTCCTTTACATTGGTTTACATTCGTCATGTAATTTATCCATGCCGGTTGTTTCCCTACTTCTACATACTCCACTTTCATGTTATCATTATTATCTACTGTTGTATCAAACCAACTCATTTGATCTGTCAATAATGATTGCCATCCTATCTCATCTAATGCCGGTTTATGTAGGTCATTTAATGTCTTTAAACTCATATCCCACTTATTCCCTTGACTATAGTCAATTCTCGGTGTTATACTTACTATTCCCATTATATAACTCGGTTCGTTTACTTTAATTTTAATCTTACCTCCTTTATTCTTACCTGATAATCTTCCTCTTCCCGCTAGTGTTCCTAATGGCTGTGTATTCAGTCCTGTTTCTGTTGTTGTCTGCGTATCTGCATTACTTACTACTTCTTCGAATCCTAGCTCTTTTATTAAGCTTCCATGATATACTGGACTTTCTATACTCTTTGCTCTTTCATGCGTATATACCGCATCTAACCAGTCATCATAGCTTCCTCCACTTACTGCTATTCTATTCAGCATATTATACACTTTCTGACTTAGATTTAACGTATCAATCGTGAAATCTCCTCCACTTGTGTCAATTGCTGTCACTTCACTTACACTATCTACTCCATCTATCCACTTAGTATTTATCCAATTATTAAATAAATCACTTTGATAGGTTTTTAACGCTAGTCCTTCTTGATTTGCCTTACAGAATGCATTTTCATAGTCTCCTGTTGCTCCTCCATTTAGCGTATCTAACGCTAATCCATACGGCGCATCGCTCGTATAATCTACTTCGAACGCTGTTGCGCTTCCTGTTGCTTGTAGTATTGCCTCTCTCATTTCGTCTATATTTGTTAATCTAAACGATTTTAATTGTGGTAATCCACTCCCTACGGGTTCTGTATTTTCTATTAATGTTTGTGTACTTGCATCAAACTCCACGTTTCCTGCTGGTCCTGCATATCCTCCGCTGAATGTTAGTGTATATACATTCGGTATCAATGTTTCTGCCCATACTGCATTATCAAATATTGTATTTACTAATATTGGATAATTTTCATCAATATCTATTTTTATATCATTATAATTTACTGCTCCCCATGGGTCACTATCATTTTCCCATACTATTGCATATATTAAACTTACTTCTCCTGTACTTGTATTTGTTGTTATCTGACTTCCGCTTGGTCCAATATCTCCTAATTCTACTCCGTCTCTTACTAGTTCTACTTGTGCTATTTTCCACTCATTACTCTGGTCTGCTTGATGTATTACATAAGCATCTGTTTCCATTTTATTCGCATAATAATTCTTGAATATTTCCCAATACCCTAGGTATGGTATCGCATTAAACTCTCTTGTTATATTTCCTTCTGCTCCATCTTCCGTTCTTCCACACCCTCGTACGTTTAAGTACGATAGTATACTACTTGGGTTTACTTGGCTGTTATCATCTAGCACTGCTGGATCATAGTTCGCCAATACTTTCATCTGTGGTAAGTGTATTTCACTCATATCCATTCCAATGTTCAGCATATTCATATGCAACTTTCCATTGTATAATCTTACCGGACACTCGAACACATCTAACTGTACTTTATAACTCCCGAACAATGGTCCTATTGTCGGTAATGTTTTCACATCACACTCTAGGTCTATATCCCAACTATCGCCCGGCAATGCCAATTCACTCATGAATGGCACTAATGTTCCACTACTCATACTACTTCGCCACACATAACTTAAGTCGTGCGTACTTCTATTATAACTTCTTAAGCTTACTTCTTGCTTGTTTCCGCTTCCTAGTCTATCTCCTCCGATTGTTGTTTTCATCTTTTAGTCTTTTTTTACTGTTAATTTATTTTCTTCTTTTATTTTTTCTAGTATCATCATCACCTGAATGATTCTATTCCAGCTTACTTTTTCTAATTGTTCTCTTACTTCTTCTTTTGTTTGTGCTGTTTCTGTTAGTCTATATCCTCCCATCACTCCGAAACTTTCTTCGTTTATTGTTACTATTGTGAATGGGCTATCTTTTATTTCTTCTTTTTGAATGAGTTCTGTTCTATCATCCAGTTCCTCTTTACTTAAATAACCTTTGTTGTTTACTTTTTTCGCATTCTTTTGTGATCTCTCTAACGTTGTAGTCTCCATCTTTTGTGTATTTAGTTGTTTGGTTAATTTTTATGTATTCTCCGTTTTCTATTCTACTCTTTATTATGATCTCTCCTGTTTCTACATCTACGCATAGTATCTCTGTTTTCCATTCTTGTTTTTTCCATTTCTTCATCATCGTGTTTAAATGGGTTCATCCCTGTCCTTTCTTTATAATTTTTTATTGCTTTTTTTACGCTCTGGTAGTTCCGATTCCTCATATGCTTGTAGTATAAACACTATTATTTTGATTATAAGTCTTATAATCTTTATCACTCTACTTGGTATTTCTGTTATTTTCTTT